GGGTCGAGTGTGTATGGCATCCCTGATTTGCCGTTTATGGATGCGTTGCGTTATTCGCCAACGCAACCTATTGATTCTTTTTATCATTTCGCTGGGAGCGTCAACCCTTTAATTAAAGCTCCTATTGAGGCTTTTACTGGCACACAGTTCTTTCACGGTATGAGCGTTAATGACCGTTACCAGAAGGCACCGACTGGATGGAGTGGTCCAGCATTTAAGCCTATTATCACGGCTTTGCAGGTTTTCAGCGACGGGTTTGGTTTTGATCGTGCTTTTATTCGTGAAGCTGAAGATGGAACGATGATGGTTCGTGGAGATGTTGTTCATGTTGTGAACCAATTCATACCGTTTATGGATCGATTAAGGCGCTGGCGACCTAACGAGGAGAAGTATCAGGGCGATAAGTTGCAACAAACGTTAATTTCTAATTTGTTTGGTTTGAATTTTCGTGTAAACACTCCTGAAGTTCAAATAATGATGGATGAGCAAAAAGAGTGGGAACAGCGTCAAACAACGACGGATCAGAACGATTTAGGGTTTGGTGACCGCGCAATAAGAGAACTTGGGGCTGACCGTTAAAGAGAAATAGCGGGACAGAGTGGTCGTTTATATATGACTTACGACCTTCCAACTACTTCTAAGTGGGTTCGTACCGAAGAGTTACATCCGAAACTCAAATACAGGTTGAACGCATTTTTCAAAGATAACCGCATCAGAGGGCGTGTAGCCTGTGTGAGCGGAGTACGGACTCTAGCGGCTCAACAAGCCCTATATGACAAGTATTTACGGTTTAAGCGTGGAGGTCCACGAGCCAACCTCGCAGCTAATCCAGCGAGAAGGCTCGCTAATGGCATGGTTGGAAGCCAACACATGACGCAGGAAGCCTTCGGAGGGTATGGGTTCGCTGTCGATCTGAGGATCATTAAGAAGAAAGAGATTTCTGAATCGCAGGTAAACACGATTGCTAACCTTTTTGGTTTACAGGCTCGTGTGCCTGGAGAGTGGTGGCATTTCACAGGTGGGATTCCATCTGGGAAAGATTACGAATGGTTTGATGCACCAAGTGTCGCTGGTGACGCTGATTTAGATGCTGAGAAACTAGAACCTAAAAACGCTTTGCAGGTTTTCGCTGAAGCTGTCGCTGACGCTCGCAAACATGTATTGCGTCAAGGAGACAGAGGGAAACCAGTTGAAGTTATGCAACTTTATTTAGAAAAACATGGTTTTGTAACTGCTAGAAAGAATCGACGTTCCGTTAAAGGTGCAGGTATCGACGGCATATTTGGGTTAGGCACAAGGCGTGCATTAATCGAATTTCAGAGAAATGAAGCGATTTCTACAGGCAACAAAATAACTGTAGACGGTATATGCGGACCTCAAACATGGTCTTGCTTAATAGAAGGATAAAAAATGGATTATAGAGACATTATCGAGCGGGCTGTTTGGACTGCTCTTCAATCATTTCTCGCTGTTTTCAGCATCACTGATTTGGCTACCCTTGAGGCGGCAAGTGTCGCTGGTATGGGTGCGTTAATTAGTGCGCTTAAAACTGTTGCTTCAACAAAATTAGCTTCTAGTAAATAAAAAAAAATGTCTGATGCCGTTGATTCAGGTATCTGGAATGATTTTATGCGTTCAGCAGGGATCGACGCTGAACTTTCTATAAAGCGTTCGCTTGAAGCGACTCAGCACATGTTCGATTTAGAAGACGGCACTCATGGCAAATGGGTGGAAGACACTCTGGGGGTTCTTTTCAAATGGGACGAGCATGATTTGTTTTCTTTCCTGGCGGCTTGGCATGACGCTAATGATGGTTCTTGGTCTGCTCAAAGAGCGATAGTGACGTGGATGGATTCGTTTGTCGAGTTCCTTGAACGTTGCGTAGGCGCTGAAGAGATTTGGGACTTTACTTTAGACGAAGGCGATGCTGGTTCAGAGGCAGCTTAAACGTGTCTGCTAAAAGCATTTCGCCAATAATGGCGTAACCTAACATGTCGAAGAATGTGTCTTCGATTGTTTCATCTTCTGGGTCTAACCCCATTGCTCTAAGGTTATTTAACCGAGCTATTTTGTCTGACAATCTTACAACTAAGCCGTGATGACCGAATGAGTTTATGTTTTCGTGACCGTACATGGTTTGTTTCCAACACAGCAGGTCGATCAACTCGACAAAGTTGATGTCTAAACCTATTTCGTCTGCTAATTGGTTTACGCATACGAAAATGTCTGTGTAAAAGCATTCTCTTGGCAAGTCGGGGAATGTGTGTCTTGCGTCTTCTATGACTGCGGTGAGTCCTCCTGCGTAGTGACCGTGATCGTCTAAAGCCAATCCGAGTTCATCTAACGCAGCGCAGGCGGCTTCTTCCCAGTAAACATGTTCTTCACTCATTTAATTTCCTTTGAACTAGAGGGTGGTCTTTTATTTCTTCACCGATTTTTTTGTAGATAGCGTCACGGCGACGAGCGAGAGTTGTTTTCGGTATCCCTAAGATGCGGCCAACGAACCTTAGAGAAAGACGACAATTCAAAATGACGTTAAATAACCATTCGTCTTGTTCTGAAAGTTTGTCTACCTGGTCGGCGATTAAGTTCCGCAACCCAACTTGTTCATTTATCGATTCTTCTGGTTCCTCGAAGGGTTTAGTTTCCATTAAAGCCTGATAAGGGTCTAATGGTCTTTTATGATATTGAAGCCAATCGAAGGTTGAAGGATCAATAGAGGTTGATCTACGGTCACGGTCTTCACTCATTGAAATCTTGCCAATCAAATTTTGATGGGGTGATTCGGTAAAGAGCTTTTCCAGCTCCATCTTCGTACCGTTCGTAGTTGGCATCTCCTCTGTCGATGATTTTGAGAAGTTCTTGGAATGAAAGTTCTGCATATTGTTGGCGCGGTGTGGACCAGATAAAGAAATGCAGGGGATGTTGTTCATCCCAGAATGTCATCGCACGCAGTTTCTCAACTTTGACCCTTAACCCTGCTTTGCCGCATCCTTGAACTTCCCAGTAACAATCTTCCATTATGTAATCAGGTTGGTTTCTGATAATTAAAGGAAGTTTGTTTACTTTGAATGGCGGAAGGTTCAAACCTGTTCTCGCCCAGTCCTCATGGACTTGTTCAAAAATTCCTTCAGCTTCCGCTCCCATAGATTGTTTACGGTTATTCCATGACTGCTGGTGGAAACTCATTTCTTCACTCCGTTTATTGAGTGGACTTGCTTATCGTCATCCCATGCGCCTGACTTATTTAAGCCATCTAAAACAAGCTTTATATAGTTGTCTAAATCCCCTCGAAGTTTGCTTCGCTCTTCATCGTGTCCTCTGATAATGATTGTTGTTTCTTCTTTATCGAAAACGCATTCGACTTCGACTGGACCTTCAAATAAAGGTCCGTCGTAAAGTTCAGCGATGTTATCTTCAGCTTTTTTAGTTTCAGCAGGCGTGTATACGCCACCGTTCCTGGTGAAACGAGGGCGTTGTTTGGCGCGCGGAAGTCCTGGCACTTTCATTGTGTATTCCATATTTAGAAGGGGTCTTTTTCTTTTTGTCCGAAGGATTGTTGCTGTGGTTTCCCTGCGGCTCTTGTCGCATCTTTCACAAGCGAGCTGAGTCGAACCATTCCGTCAGGTCTGTCCACATATTTGCGGCCCCATCTTTCATCCACTTGTGTCGTTAAACGCATGATCGAATCTTCTGTGAACCCCTGCCATGCGAGACTTCCCGCGAAGGCGAATAACATTTTTGATCGATCTCGGTGTTGTCCTTGTCTGCGAGGACCGTAATCCCATATTTCTTTCGCTACCCCTATAAAGTCTTTTTCTGAATAGTGCGAAGGGCGGGAATACAAGACTGGTAGAGGCTCTGGTGGGGGAGGAGCGTACAAGCCCGCTAACGCTTCTATTTCTTCTTTTGAAGGCTGTTTAGCAGTTATATCTCGCATCGCGTCAGAGAGGCTTAAAACGCCTCCTGAAGGGCTTAGGATCACTTGTCTACCCTCCCTATGTCCTTTGGGGTAAGGAAGTCTTATTCCGTTGCCCCAACCCTTCCCAACGAGAGAAGTTTGTTTCGGATTAACTTCATCAGTTGGAGCTTTAACTATTTGACAGGCAGCCATTAAAGCATCCCGCATAGTAGAAGCAGCCATTACTTCTTGCGGGAATATCCAAAGGTGCATACCTTTAGATCGAGAAGGTTCTATCCAACTCGTAATGCCTACCTGTCGTAAAAGATTTCTTGTATTTGTCGCATGAACGAGAGATTCAGAATCTCCTACATCCCAGTCGATCACACCAAAATTGACGAAACACTCGTCATCTATCTCCATGAGAGGATAAACGCCGATAGGGAAATCGTTGTATAAATGGTTTTGACAATGTGAACGCCAAGACTCTCCTTCAGCGGAAATAGGAGAACCATCATCATTCTTATGAGGACGGAACACACCATCTAAAGGGGCGATAGCTAGTTTGCCGCCTTGAAAGAGAGTGCAGAAGGTTTTTAACTCATCCATCTGTCATCAGTCGGAATATCTTCTTCAAAGTAATCTCTTATCAGCCCGCATTGCGGGTCCATGAAGAAGTCCCCTGCGTATAAGTCACATGGCGGTTTCTTATTTTTACATAAGTCGAGAGTTATCGAAACAGAATGAAAACATCTTTCTGCATACGACAAGCCATCTTTCTCTCTTTTTCTATAAACATCTAATTGCATGATTGCGTATTCGTCTGCGTTAAATTTGCCTGCTTCTAAACCGCTACTCATGCCACGTTTAGCTCCCTTGCCTGACTGATGAATCAATGCGACTGGCATCGCTTCATCTTTCGCCCACTGTTTAACTCCTTTAAGAAGGGAAGACACTCCTTCGTATCCTCCTGGTCCTGGTAGTTGTTCGAGATAATCGACCATTGCTATCTTCGGGGTGTCCTGCCAAAAGTCTTGCGCCTCATGCAAAGCGTCACTCATTTGAGAGAAAGTTAGAGGACCATCTAAAATAGCGATGTTGTTAAAAACAGTATTTTTAGCTGTTCTAATTTCGCTAAGAATGGCAGGATCGTGTGCCTCTATTCTTGTTTCTACTTCTTCAGCGTTTCTTTGATAATAAAGGGAAAATAGTTTCTGAATGACCAGCATTTGAGGTTCATCAGGGGTGTAAATGATTGCTTTGAAATCAGGATTTGCGTGAAGGTTATGAACAATTGAGGAAAGACAAACCTGCGACTTGCCGCTATGAGCGCGACCTGTGATTACTAGAACGTCGCTTGGGTAGATGCCTCGCATACGAATATCTAAATCTCGTATACCGAACCTGTAACCTTCCTCCGTCGATTGGATGTAATCGATCCATCTATCCACCCCTTCTCCTGTCGGTTTGAAATACCGATAAGAGGGGGCTTGCTCACCGACAGCTTTTTCAAGTGGAGGTTCTGAACTTTCAGCGTGAGCAAGCAGCGCGCTGATTTCGCTGTCGGTGAGCAATTTTTCTGACATGTTCGAGAGGGGATTGCTCTATGCCAGAAAGTCGTCTATTTCTCCACCTTCACCACCAGCGAGGATTGCTTCTAAAGCATCATCGCCAGATTTGAAAGTGTAAACTCCATCCTTACCATTGATAGCTAAAGGAGCTTTATTCGACCAGACGGCGTGACCGCCCTGCTTCAATTTAAGATCAGGATGGTTTTCTGATTTAGTCCCTGCCGCTTTTTCGTGCGTGTTGATATACCAGTCGTTTTCGGGGCATCCTGTCACGAACGCTTGATCCCAAATCCATTGCTTCCCATCTGTCGTGAATCCATCAGAGTCCAAATGCTTTGCGGAGTTTGAACCTCCTCTGGCAGCGGCTTTGTTAGCGGGAGCTTGCGCTCTAGTACTCTTGGCAGCGGGGCGACTGGCGGCGCTGCTTTGATTATTTGAACTTTCGGTCCGAACACCTTCTTGATTACTTTTGACCAAGTATCCATCATCATTCAAGTTGAATGTTATTCCTAGACTCGACCAAACTTGTTCACGGCAACGATTACCTAAGTGTTGGGTTTCAGCTTCCATAGAAGCATCGTCGAACGATTCAGGAAATTCATCGCTAAGAGTAATTGAGGCTTCCTGAGTTCCCCAGTTGCCTGATTTGTCTTGTAGCGATAGCCTCTCTGTGAAGCTCGCTGTTACTTGCTTTGCCATTGGTGCCTCCTTAGTTGCACTTGTATAGGGTGTACAAATAAAGTACTACGAAACGGTAACTCTTGTCAAGGACCATTTTATTCATCAAAACCTCGCATGAACTCATCCCAACAAATCGGACAGAAATACTGACCCTTCTTGAAACCTAAAATAAGTTCACGATCCTCTGCTGAAAGATCACCGAACACATCCTGGACACGTTTCATGTCCTCCATGTATTCCATCAATGATTTACGATCAACAGTTATTCGATCAAACACTGAACAGTTCTGACAGGTTTGACCAATCATTATTTCATCAGCCGTTGTCACTGTTTCTCCCATTTGATATTCACCACACTCCAACAAAAATCTGAACCATCAGCTTCTTCAAACAATTCTGAAAACTCATCTGAATCTTCCATCGCAAAAGCGTCATGGTTTTGGCAATACACATCAGAAATAAACCCTGCGGCGAATCCTTCTTTCAACCATTCCCAAAGTTCTTTACTCCGATTTGGTTCTTCAGGGAAATACTCTTGTCTTTTCTCTAAATCGTTCATGCCGCTTTGTTTTTCCTTTTCCATAATTGTTTATGCTCCCATCTGCAAAAATTTTGACCAGGTATTTTTGGCATAAATTTCTCTTGACACTCTGGACATTCAACTGGTTTCCATAAATCGAAGTCTTTTGAAACAGCCAACTTCACTCTTGTTCTTTGCGACGTTCCGCCAAACACTCCCCAGAAATTTTCTGTTTCAACCGCCCACTTCAAACACTCCTGCTGAACATCACAGTTAGCGCAAATTTTGAGAGCTTCTGTGGGGGCGTACATGCCGCCTTCAGGGAAAAACAATTCAGTGTCAGCGTCTTTACAATTAGCTTTGATTTGCCAACTTATTTGCCCCACGGATTATCTCCCAACGTTTTACCTCGACACTCGCTCCATGCCGCACACCAGACAGGACCACAACGCCAAGTGTCCCAACGAGGGATCGACGGCATATCCGACTGCACCCAACGACCAAACCCTTCGCAAACAATTTTGAACGCCGCCCAATCAGGCTCACCCCTCGTGCAAGTGATCTCTTCAACCTCGCCATCGACGAAATGAAACCAAGTAAACTCAGGAATGTTAAACGCCCATGTGTAAGCGTGAGATTGGAAATCTGAACGACGCAACTTCCAATCCTTACGAGGAAAAGCTTTACTTGGAACCTTGCCAGGATTCTTCCAATCGATCACACGATCCTCTTCAACCCAGTCAGCAGTACCAGTTAAAACAACCTCTAAATCGTCATCCTCAAAAATAGTTTTAGAGAAAGACTGCTCAATCCCTATGGGATGCAACGAGGGAAGAACGTCCTCTCGCCATTTGGTAACGTTCGCTTTGCACGCCTCATACGTTTTCTCTGGCGTGGCGCGCCACCAATCCACTTGCTCCGAATGCTTCTCAAATGAAATATCAACCAAGTCCAAACAGTCATCCAGCGACAACGCGCCTTGACCTTCGAGCAAAAGCTCGCCGCAAGTCTCCGCGACTTCGTGCATAACGTTTCCTCGAACGAGGTCTGACGAATACCTGTCATCTTTAACTTCTCCTAACCGAAGTAGCCTTGCGAGGTGAGGGCAATCCTGCCAAGTGTTCAACTCGCTTTGTCTGGTCTTAACTTTAAGTTTCATTTATCTAGTCTCCTCTTGGGGGTTGCTCAGTCTGTCTTGTGCGACGGTTAAGTATTTTTCGGATATTTCGCTTCCGATGTAGTTGCGGTTGAGGTTTTGGGCGACGACTGCTGTTGTTCCTGTACCCATGAATGGGTCGTATATGGTGTCGTTTTCGTCGGTGAAGTTTTCCAGTACTTTTTCAACGAGTTCTTCGGGGAATACCGCCCCATGTCCTTTGAGTTTGCTTCGTTGTCTTTTTACGAGCCAAATGTCATCTAAAGTTCCTCGTTGAAAATTTCCTGCTGTAAGGAATTGACGACTAATCCCATCGTGTTTGTCGAATACGAGTATGAGTTCTGTTCTGCGGTTTAGGACGTGTTCCGCCATAGCGGGCTGTCCGTGTCCTTTGTCCCAGACAATAATGTCTTTGAGCTGTTCGTTGAAGTCGCCAATCATTTTGAACACAGAACGTTTGGAGCCTGTGACGATGCTGATGTTGTAGAAAACGAGTGGGGAGACTCTGAGTAGTTCGTTGAGTATTTCGGTGTGTAGGGCGTTGTATTCGTCTATAGGAAGGTTATCGTCAAAGTGCTCGTATTTGGAGGAGAATTCTTTAACGATTTGCCGTGAGGTGTATTCTCCCCATGCGCCGTCTTCGTATTTGCCTCTGCCCTTTTTTCTTCTGATCCGTAGGTTCATATTGTACGGAGGGGAGGTAACTACAAGATTAACGGAATCGTCTTTCATCTTTTTTAATGTTGTGAGACAGTCCTCGTTGTATATCTTGTTTAGCTCCATGCTTGGTTAGCCTTCCTATCTGATAAAAGGTAATACACGCAGGTTAGCTTCATGGTGTGACAATCGTTTCTTGCAGTCATGTATTCCCAAACCTTAGTTAGACAGTAACGGACACCCTTTTAGGGTGTGTCCGTTTCCGTACTGTCTGTGCCGTACCGTACTGTCGAGACTAATCGAAGTGGTTTGGCACTGTCAAGCACCCTTTAATTAGGGTAACTATTTTACTGGTTATTTGTCAGCTTTAATCTGTTCATGTGCATAGGGACTATCATTCAATTGAGACTTACGCAAAGCCCTAGCGCTCAAAAAAGAACCCAAAGTATCTGCATAACCTCTCGTAGTTTCCAACGAGGTGTGACCCAACATGTCAGCAGTAACCTCCAACGGCACACCAGCCTTCAACAAATTCGTCGCACAAGAATGACGCAACTTATGAGGCGTGAACCCAGCCTGGATAATATCGTTACGGTAAAAAACCTTATTCAAATACTCTGCTCTAGGAACACCCATACCGTCGTCACAGCGCTCCACAACACGCTTATCAGGATACGCGCGACGCTTCAACAACAACTGAAACCAACGCTCACTCGCCCCCCTTGAATCAAAACCCTGCCTG